AGAGATAGAATTTTCTTTTTCATTTACTTCAATATGAATTAATTTACCATATCCAGCAATAGCCTCATCTGTGCTATTATTTATAATTTCTTTGAAGGCTTGATAGGTGCCTTCTATATCATCCGAACCCAAATACATTTGAATACGAGTGCGGACGCCTTCTCTAAAACTTAAACTTTCAATTGAATTAATATCATAAGCCACTATATCAATCCTCCTCTTTCTTATATTATTATAACATAAATTAAAGAAAAAGTCAACTTTTTAATTAGCTGACTTATTTTCTAATTCCCATTGCTCTTTTAACCATTTTCGTAATCTCCAAGCTGGAAGATTAGGAGTTGAAACACAATTTAGAATTTCTTTATAATTACACTCTTGTAATTTTTTTCCTACCCAGTTTTTTATTTCTTTATTTTCAGGATCAAGTTTAAATACTACTTCATTTGTACAGGTTTCATTTTCCGCTAAAAGTCGTATTGTTCCCCAAGCAGCTACTCGATAGTCCCAAGCATAATTCAATAATTCATCTGAATGTTGATATTTTCCACTACGAAAAATATGACGGCATTCTAATATTCCTGGAATATCAAAATTTTGTTTGTGACCGTCTTTACATTTGTGATAAATATTTAAACAGCAATGAACCGGACGACCAGCATAATTCATTATTCCTAAATCTTCACTATACAACAATTCTGTATCTTTCATAGTACGATTTTGATTTAATTGGCTTATAGGTTGAATTAGAGAAATATAAGGACTATGCGTTAAACTTTGTTTTACAAACTATACTGATAATTTATTTGCCCTTCCAAATGGAGGGTTCCCGATCACTAAAGATTTTTCCATATATGGTAATTGAACTTCACGATAATCTGCAGTTTCAATTCCTTCTGCTTCAGGAGCAATATCATATGCTAATGTATTTGATGGAAGATATTTTAGATATGCACCTGCCCCAGCACTAGGTTCAATAATTCTATCCCAGTCATTGCCTAAAATTTCAAAAGTTTTTTCAACACAGTATTTTGCTAATTTATCTTCTGTATAATATTTGTCTAACGGTATTTTTGTCATATCTCACACCCTCTCATTTAATTCTTTCCAAGAAGATACCATATAATTTTTAAGTGCGGCTTTATTTTTAATAGTAGAACCAAGAGTATAGCAGCCTTCTCCATGCTGAAGATTTAGTTTACATAGTTTAAGTAAATCTTCAGTAGGAATAAAACAAATTTCTTGCGTACCAGCTTCACAATTATACCAAACAAATAAATACGCATCAGCTTTATCCGGATGTACTTGATTCATTGTCCATTTACTATCATAAACCATACGGCATGATTTTACTTCAATAGTTTTATAATGTTTTCCACTCATATCATGTCCCGCACCATGATTTTTTTGTAGGTTAGGAACCATACTAAGAATATGATTTTCACTATATTTTTCACCAAATTCTTTATTTGTTTTTTCATGCCAAAACTCATAAGGGTTTAATGTCTCTAATTCTTTCTTAGCGTCACTAATAATTTTCCGGAGCTCTGTCATACGAATTTCTTTATTAGTCATAGTTTTCTCTAAGTTCCTTTCTTTTCTTTATAATTTATTATATCATAATTTTAAGAAAAAGTCAATCTTTTAATGTTATTCCGTAAGTATACCATGGTTCTGGCATTTCTTTTTTCATTTCATCTATAATTTTATTATAAACAGTTAATAAATCAATCCAATTATCGCCATTACAATTAAAATTTTTAAATAAATCCTATTTATAATGACGAAATAAATAAATTAAAATTTTTATTAATGTATCGGTTAATTGCTCTGAATCTTCAAGTCGTTTTTTTATGAACTAATAACTTTCTGATATAATTTCAGCATCAAATCCATCACCAACTGAAAAATACCAATCTAAATTTTCAAGTGCTTCACTTTTAATCATTATTTTCACCTGACCGTATCATAAAAATTTTTTGTAACTCTTTATTACTTCTAATAATTTTAGAAACTTTACAAAATGTTTCATAATTATATTTATCGTCGTTCCATTTATTTGGATTACAATATAAAATGAAAGCTAAAATTAAAGGACGATAATCATTATTATAGTCATTTAATTCCTATTGAATCTATTGATTTAATTCATTAACAATTTCCATCACTCTTTCTTCGCCAAACATATATTTATCTCCAATAACAATCATTTATTTCATTTAAATTATTACATTTAGGACAAATTGATTCCCAATATGTAAAACAATAATCCTCATCCCATTGCGGTTTTGTCTCTGCTAAATATTGATGCCCGCATCTGTCGCATTTAAATTGTTTAAAACTGGGTGAAGCTTCTTTATAGTCAGATTCAGCCCATTCTAAAAATTCTTTCATTGTTTTAGCCCATAATTCTGTAGCATACAAATTAAAGACTTTTTTAAATTTTTCTCTATTAGTCATATTAACTCCTTAAAATCCAAATTTTTCTGCTAAGTATTTTGCGCGATGGTCACATGCAATTTTAAAAGCTTCTTGTTCTGTATCCGCAATAATATTAGAAACAGTAAGATCCCGAATGATTTGATTTACTGTAATTTGTAAATTAGGCCTATCATAATATTGTTCTGGTATATTTGATTCTCCATTTTTCTTAAAGTTTACTCGCCAGTAAAGGGTGGGCTCTGGATTATACCAGTCATATCCTGGAACATTTTCTTCGTATGTTTCAATTTCTGCCGTATCATAACCAAAACTATACATCTTGCGTAATTCTTCTGCGCGCTCTTCGGTAGTCGCAACCGCGCAAATATGATAATCAGAATATTCTCCTGAGGTAATAACATAAATCATATTAATAATTCACCTTTCTTTTTATTCCACAAGTAGGACAAATTGAGCTAAACATATTCTCTCCATCTTCAATATACACTGTATGACATTCGGGACATTTAAAAGCAAAGTATTCATCATCTGTGATTTTAGGTGCGGAGTCAATATAATTTTGACATTTTTGAATCAATTCCATTGCAAAGTCATAAATTTTATCTTCATCAAAATTATTATTTTTCTCCCAAGTCAATCCATATTCGTCCATTAATTCTCGTATCATTTCTTTCGTTCCTGCTAATTCAGAAAATAAATTGCAGTCACAGCGATAAATTAAATCGTTTCCCATTATTCTTGCATCACCTAATAATTAAATGTAGAAGTGTAATCATTCAGAATATTATCCGCACGAGTATCCAATCTATCAGCGAATTGTTCTTTATTCCAATTTTTCAATTCTTCAATTGCTTCTTCAAACGTACACTCATTACTCTCCATATAATCTAAAATAGAAGCTTCATCTTCTTCCCATTCATAAGTTAATGTATATTTAATTTTCATTAAGTAAGCACCGTCCTACATTCGTCTGTATAATATCTAATTTCATTATTATAAAGTTTTTCAATTACCCAATATAAATCTTGAATAATTTTATCTTTAGAGGAATTAAGAAAGTAGTTACAGCCGCAATAAGTCATTAGAGAAGTAGGAGAATCTGTAATTTGAAGTACAATAATTTTTTTATTTTGCGCAAAAGCATATCCTTGTTCCCAATTTGTGCCCGCGCTAGAAATTCGTCCTAAGCTAATCATAATCATAACATCACAGTTATTAATAGCTTCAATATCCCTATCAAAGACCATTTGTGCCCATTCTTCTTGTGAATAATCCCACGCATTTTCAATTTTTAATTCAAAAGGACAATATAGTTGAATATCACTATTATAATTACGAATTTCTTTTGCTACACGAACCATCATAGAGCGATTTTCACTATCACAGGGGCCAGCAAGATAGATTCTCATAATCTCTACTTCCTTTCTTTTTTCTATATATATTATAATTTAATTTTGTTAGAAAGTCAAATTATTGTTCAGTCGCACTGAATCCAATAAGTTCAATCCCAAAACGTTCTAAAAACCATTTTAACATTTTATCTCCATTATGTACAACTACGGTTTTTTGAGAAGGATAATTATTATTTGTCATATCTTCATAATCTACAATTGGTATGTCATCAAACCCATAACTATGAGCCTTTACTTGAAAAGCACGTTTATCTTGTGTAATGACAAAGGAATTTGTATTACGTGCATATTCTAATAGTTCCTTTGCCTTTCCGCTATCACGATTACGAATAATAGTTTTCATAATATGCACCTCTTACATAAATTTTATCCAAGTTGAATTTTGTTGAATATCAAGAATATTATTACGACATTCTTCATCAGTTATGTATGATAAGATTTTTTCTTTTTCTTCTGGAATTACAGATTTTAATATCATATTAATTACTAATGAGGCCGCGAAATATCTTCTAATCTCAGGAGTATCTGGTAGATTTGGATTAGTTTCTTGTATCCGTTCAAAAAATTTCATATCATTGATTTTTTTTAAACATTCATCTACTGATTCTTCATATGTTTTCATTTCTTCTATTTCTTCTTCATTTATATATTTACGAATAAGATAATAGACTAAGTAATTGCCACGACTAGTTAATTGATAACGGTCGTGAAATCGTTTGCGAAATAGAAATTTTAAACGTTCTATAAAATTCAATTTCATATTTTGCTCCTTTTTTCTTTTATTATATCATAAATTTGCATATTAGTCAAATATTCGCTCGCGACTTGACAATTAGCGGCGAAGCACGAAGTGCGTAGCGGCTAATTGTCAAGGAAGTAGGATTTCTTGCCATCCTTATAAATATTTTTATGTTATATATTATGTTTATATATTATGTTTATATTATGTTATAGGTAGGATTTTTAGGCTTTTGGCAAGTAGGAAAATCCGACTATATCATAAGTAGGGAAATCCGACTATATCGTAAGGTAAAATCCTACCTGTATATAGACTAAAAATCCTACCTGTTAAAAGGTAGGATTTTCCGACTTATTCAAAATAATTAAGATTTACTGTAATAGAATCATATTCTTTAAAATCAAGTATACCTTTTTCTGCTAATGCCTTTCGCCGCGAAATATAAGTGTCATGAGACATTCCTGTTCTATCACGAATCCACTTTTCTGATGGATGAAACGGACGAGTTGGGTCATCAGTTTGTCCTACGAGTAAAATTAAAAGCAATCTATCATTCGCTGTTAGCCCTTTTTCTGTTCCTATTGCTACTAACAATCTATCCGCGACGCTTATACGTTGTTCATTCGGCTCTTTCCATTTATTTCCGCGAATATATAGTGCGGGTGAATTATTAATATTTGCCATATTAGATTCCTCCTTACTTACGCGTTAACTTCATTAGTGCAGCGTGAAGTTCAGGAGTATCTTCAAATAAATAAACTAAAAATTGAGGAAAATTTTCATTTATATCTGTTCCTATGAACCGAAAGCCTAGCTTACGTAATTCATAGGCTAGGCGTTTGGTATATATACGATATGTTTTTACATGCATTCATTTAATTCCTTTTCTTTTATTATATCATAATTTTTTATATTAGTCAAATAAAATTTTATTTATTGAATAAATATAAAACTTATTTTTAAGTAATAAGATATTTATCTCCTATTATTGTTTCTAGTGTGATATTATCTTTTTCTGTATATGGAATACGGACAAGTGGAATATTATGAGATAAAGCATAATCATTTTTAATTTTATCTCGTTCTAGTGTTTTTAATAGAGTTTTTTCACCACCAAAAGCTGGAACAGTTTTATAATGAAATTCACCATCATATTCTATTAAACGAAATGGTTTATCTTCTTTAAACAAAATAAAATCATAACGTCCAATACCCTCTTCCGAAGTTTTTAAATCTTCAAAATATGAACTGTCTTCTAAATAGACAATATTATTTTTATCTAATATTTCTTTTATTTTTCCCATTGCGAATGAACGTCTCTTACAGCCACAAGAAGTAACATGACCACTGATTAAGTCATTTGTTGCCACTTCTTTAATTCTACCACAAGCGCACTCACATTTCCAAACAATTTGTCTTCTATATCTTTTAGAAGTTTTTTCAATTACTGTTAAAGATCCAAAAATTTTATTAATTAAATTTTTTCCATTTTTATGTCCAATATGAGTATTGATTTCACTGTGTAAACAGCCGCAACTTTTCGTTTTTCCGCTTCTAATGGCCGTACCACGACAAGAAAATAACTAACCACAATCACACTTACAATTCCAATAAGCTATATTAGAAATTTTAGTTAAATCTCTGTTTATAACAGTTATTCTACTATCAGGTACTCCGTGCTCTGACATTTTCCATCCTGTCATATCATATTTTAATATACCTGGCATAAAATCACATCCATATGTTTTCTAATTCTTTTGTAAAGGATTGGATATGATTTTCAATGCTTTCCTCCATACGTTTCGAAATATTACTGGCTCCTCGTAGCCAGCTAGAAATTGTTGTTCCATGGCAATTACAAATCTTTCCTAACTGGCCACAAGTAAAGCCCATATCGAGCATTTTCTAAATTTTTTCTTTTAAGTTCATATCTTATCCCTCCATAGGATAAGTATTTAAGTAATGAGAGAATTATTACTTTTTCTTTGTTTTCTAAAAAATTTTTTTATTTTGAAGGTTTTTCTTTTAAAACCAGATTAAGAACAATTCCTATTAATATTGCCAAACAGATACCACTAATACTAAAATTATTATAATTAATAGTCAAGCCAGATGTGCCTACCATTAACATAATAGCGAATATCCAAATTGTTTTTTGGTCAGTAAAATCAATAGAAGTCCTTTTTAAGAATGAAATAGCAGAGGCTCCAATCATTCCATAACAACATATACTGGCTCCGGCGAATACCGCGTTTGGCAGTGCCAAAATAAAACTGCTGAATGGTCCGAAAAATCCTAATATGATAAGTTCAATTGCCGCTAGTAATGTCACATATACGCTGGCGCATTTGCTAATTAAAATAGTAGATAAATTTTCTGTATAAGTAGTATTAGGCTGCGCGCCAATAATAGTACCGATTAAGGAGCCAACGCCATCACCAATTAATGTTCTGTGTAAGCCGGGGTCTGCGAGAAAATCTCTTTCACAAATGTTAGAAGCATTTAGCAAATCTCCCAAATGTTCTGTTAATGCTCCAAGAGATACTAATGTAAAGCTTACTAAAATTTGAGGAATTGTACTCCAATCAAAGTTAGTAAATGATACATGTAAGAACGCAAAATCTGGCGTTACAAATAGTTTCATATTTTGGAAATGAGACAAATCTACTAAATTTTGAACACCACATAGTGCTAAAATAATACATAAAATATAACCGCCTAATACGCCAAATAAGATTGGCCATCGTTTCATCAAGCCTTTGCCATAGAAAGCGCATAGCAACACCAGTAGCATACTAAAAAACGTGACTCCAATTCCTAATAGAGAATATTGTCCTGCTACTTGTGCGTAAGTTGGGATAAAAAATCCTAACTGAATTGAAATGATTAAAATAATTGCACCAGACATAACGGGAGTGATTAGCTTAGTAATCCAATTAATACCGAACTTTTTTACTAAAAGTCCCGCCAGGCAGTAAATAATAGCGATTGTCGCACCGCCAATAATAACTCCGAGAAAATTTTTTTCTACTGGTCCCGCGAGAGCGATAGCTCCAATTACAGCTGATACGGTCGCGCCGCTATTAGAAATCATAATTGGCGCTCTGAATTTCGTGATACATAAGAAAAAGATTGTTGAAATACCAGCCGCTACAAGTCCTGCGGTAAGATTAGTGCCGCAAATCAGGGCGATAAGTAATGTTGCGGTAATACAAGAAAACATTACTTGTAGTGAATAACCAAGTAATTCCTTGGTTGTTTTAGGTTTATCATTGATACGATAGATTAGATTATTGTTCATTTTTATATTGCTCCTTTAAAATTGGTAAAATTTCATCAAATGAATTGTGTAGTGTATGATCCTCCGTTGTTGCCAAAATCATCCCGTACAACATCTAATTGATACTAAAACTACGACGCCAATCTTTTTCATTTAGATGATTTGTGCGAATGTCGAAATAATGAGCGTAATTTTGTTTTTGTGCTATACGAGATATTTCTGACCATAATTCATAAAGTAATTCATGTGCTTCTTCTTCATTTAATTCCATAATGCCTTTTCCAGTTTTTTCAATGGTTTTATCTAAAATATTAGCCATTTTATCTGTAAAATACTTCCATCCATATAGGACTCCCATCTCGCACATAGTGCCAATTGCACTTTGTTCAGGGCATAGAACAGTATAATCACTATTCCACAGCCGTTCGATATCTGCTTCACAAATTCTTTCTGCTAAATGATTATTTTCTTCTTCTGTCATATTAGACTTATCGTTAATTGACTTATTCTGTACAGGACTATACACTTCACCAGGAATACCTGCTGCCTTAAACTTATTATATTCTTCTTGACGCGCAAGGTTTGAGCCATGCGTCATAATATCGCCACCTAAGTATCCAAGAGGTCTCTTATTCATCTTTATTCTCCTTATCATTTAAAAATGTCCAAATAATATCATACATATGTACCTTAAATTCTTCGGGTTGTTCTTCTAGTGGAAGCTGCCACCAAGCAAGGCCAGCATCAGGATGATGATTGAAATATTCTGTTATTATATCTTCCCATACTTGTGCTTTATCATATTTTTGTTTATTCATCATTTTTTTTACTCCTTTTACCAAATATTTGTTCAATACGTAAATCATTATATTCTTTACGTATGTTTTCTGTTTTTTCTAAATATTCTACCATACATTCAGGTATTGTTATAGGGCCTTTAAAATCTTTATCAGGAATTGATTCTACTCTAAATCCTTGAAATGTGCCAATATATTTATCTTCCATATTTTTTCCTTTTTTCTTTTATTATAACACAAATTTGATAAAAAGTCAAGCAAAAAGAAAAGAGGGAGACTTTCGTCTCCCTTTATTGAGGTGGAATCATTTTGTCGCATAGTCTTGGGACTGGGCCACGTTCTGATTTGATTAATTTTACAGTGCCAAATAATGGGTCACCCGCAAGATTATTCAACATAGATCTAATTCCATTTCTTTCATCAAATAATTTTTTATCAATTTGTGCTACATCACCACAAAAGATAATTTCACTATTTTCTTCAATACGACTTAATAGTAAGGTAGTGAGTTTATCATCCATATTCTCACATTCATCACATAATACAATACTATCTTTGATACTGCGGCCGCGAATATGAGATAGTGGAATAGCTTCTATAATTCCTTCATCCATAAGTCTTTCTAACTCTTCTTCTCCGCCTACATGGTCAGCGATACAACGAGTAAATATAGATAGTTTATCACGTACATCGCCTGGGAGGTATCCTATATCATTAGTGCCAGCGGCAATGATATTATTTCTTACAAATACAATTTTACTATAAATACCATGTCCTACTTGTTCTAGTGCGTAATTTATAGCCAGCATGGTTTTTCCGCCTCCCCAAGCTGATGTAAGAAGTTTAACCTTTATGTTTTGATTCTGTAATAAATGAAATGCCATTTTCTATTCTAAGTTGCGCGGCTTTACTGTTTCGCCAGTATATAAATTTTTTATAGGTTTATATTTTAAATTAGTATATTCTGTTCCATTCCAAAATAAAACATCTTTTAAATCTCCATCTACAAAAATTTCAGCAAATTCATTTATTTTACAATTTAAAATGTTCATTTTTGGGTCGGAATATAGTAAATTTAGCTAATCATCATTTGGAAAATATTTACCCCATCCGCAATATTCAGAATCTTGAATTTTCTTTTTTTGCTCATAAAAGGTAGAAGTTAAACCTGGTATCTATGAAGCAAATAAATATAATGCGCCATCACTTGTGATAAATTCAATCATCTATTTTTTTTCTATACTGAGAAGTGCGGCTTCACATAAGAGCTAATGGTCTACTATATCTGATAAAAAATTATATTTTTTTAGTAATTTTTCAACCGATCTATGAGGCGGGAAAAAATAA